TAGAATCAATAGTTCCAACAGAGTACGAGCTTGTGTCCCAAGTTAAAGTTGGAGAGTATAGATTTGTTTGCCCTCCGGCAGTGAATGTCATGGTGTTACCTACGGTTACATAGGTCCCCGAGGATGTAGGAGCCCCAACGGTGTAAGAGGTTGGAACACTATAAGTCAGTGTCCTTCCGTGCCCACCAGGGTTGGCAAAAATATGTATGTAATACCAACCATCAGAGCTTGCTTTAGCTGGGGTAGCGTAAGAAGAACCGCTTGTTATAGATGGAAACAGAGAATAAGAGGCAAAACTATATACTTCTGTGGCCCAGGCAGAGGTGTAGTTATTCATAACGGGGGTTATGGTAACTGGTTGACCAACGAGAAGGGCTGAGCCATCGTCTGGTGTGGGGTTTATGCTGGCAATTATAGAGCTAGTAACAGTTATTGAAGCGGTAGTAGAGACCCCATATTGCCAAGCAGCGGTTAATGTGGTGGTGCCATCGGCTACTGGGGCTATGGTTAGGGGGGTTGCATAACTAGTGACAGCAGCAGTGAAGCCCACTGCTGCTACGGCACTAGCATATGTGGCAACTCCTGACGGAGAGTAAGTCCACCACACGGATCTAGTTACATCCCAAGTAGCGCCACCATTATGCCCAGTAGCGGTTAATGTGGTGGTGCCATACCCCGCAAAGGAGGCAGTTGAGGGAGAAATGGACACACTAGATAGGGCTAGTCCATTGTTATGACAGGTGGCGGTTCCGCTAACACTACTCATCGTAGCAGTAACTGTAGCTGTCGCAGCCGAGGCAGTTGTAGCTATGACTAAACCTGGGGTTAGTGTACCTCCTGCGGGTATGGCCCCCATTACCATATTTGAACCAGTAATCGACCAAACAACAGAATTAGTCACATTAGCGGTAGAAGAGTCGCTATAAGTTGCTGTTGCTGTGTATAGCTGGTTTGCCCCAACTCCCTGAATAGTCGCAGAAGAAGGGGTTACCGCAATAGATACAAGCGTTGGCATAGAGTTCCCTTATTTAGACTGACTGTTCAATATCTAGTTGTAAAGTGACCTGATTTGCTGACCCACCAGCAGCCACAACAACAGTAACGGCATCTCCAGGAGAGAGAGTCATTGGGATAAACCCAGGCTGAGTTACAAATCCGGTATCGGTGATGGACAGCCCAATAGTCGCCACTGTGGAGGTATTGACTTTGATCAAAATGGTTCCAGTTCCAGGGTTTAGCGAGAAATAGTGAATTCCTGCGAGTTTACTGGTCCCATCAATTCGCATGGTGGGCTGCTTATCTGTGGTGGTCAGAGCCGATTCAAAATAGAAGCGCATGGGAGTCTTGACTATGTTGGTAGGGTGAACATGATCTTCTCTAGATCCTCTCACACCAGTTCCTAGGTCCCCTGCACCAGCAGCGGGTAGCGGGAGGGCATCTCCCCCCTGAGATAGCACAATACCCTGAATAGTGGCATCAGGGATCATTGGATGGACATGATCAGCGTGAGCAGCGTCAACACTAGTCCCAATAGCAGCGGTTCCCAAAGCGGCTGGGCTAACTCCACCGGGGTTGGGGGTCAACTGTAACTGAACGGTGTTCTGAACCCTACTCCACACAATCCCATCAGAAAGAATCCAGTCACCAGCGTTCCAAGTATTGATCCCTCCAACTAAAGAGCTACCAGCCTGGGAAACCACATAGTACCAACCACGACTTCCAGAAGGAGGTGTGGTCAATGAGGGGGTATTTGTTGAAGCATCCCAAGTCCCCTTTAATAGAAGGACATCCTGGGCATCATTAATGGTAGGTCTGAAGGCAACTTCAATATTTGTAGAGGTTACTCCAACTACTTCACCAATTCTTTGGTAATTTGGGCTATCCGTTGGTTTGATTTTAGTGATTTTTCCAGCTAAGTGGTTGTCAAGGAATACCGAAGATCCAATATCTGCTGCAACGAAGGTGTAATTTGACCCGGCACCATCTCCTTGAATTAATGAGACTTCTTTGTTGATTCCCCCGGTGTTTACCGACATAGGAGTGACCGCATCTACCCAATTTTCAAGCACATAACCCATGGCTGGTCTGGTAGCTGTGGCATCAGCTAGACGAATTTTACGGATTCCACCATCTGAATAGACATTCACAAAGGACCCAGCCGCAATGGAGGTGTCAGAGATGGCCTCAAATGGGGAGGTAGACCCAGTTGGGTCTTCAATAACGAGCCTTGATACGGGATCAAAAACTACTGGTATCTTTAAAGTCATGGTTAAAAGCTCCTAGATTTCATTTTTCTTTGAGGCTCTCCAGAGTCCTTCTTGGCCTTGTCGTGAATTTCATGATCCTCAGCCATAGCCTCTTGCATGTAGTTAGTGGTGTCTTGTGGGAGGTCTCTGAAGCTCTTTTGAGCCGCATCCACAACATCACCAGAGATATCCAACCCATAGGCTTGTTTTAGAAGTTTCGATCTGAAGAACAAAGAAAAAGCCCCCTCGTATAAGGGGGCTAAAGTTCAATCAAAGGCTTAACTTATGCCTTGGAAGACTCACAAAGAGTGTGAAACTTCTCCATCAAGTTCCAACGGAAGGAACGAACAGGCTGAATCAGAGGCATTCCTGCCTCATCGGGAGTCCTGTCACCCTTCTTCTGGTTACACTTGAAGCAAGCCGCAACCAAGTTTCCAGGGTTGCTGCCTCCACCACGGCTCTTGGGGAGAACATGGTCGATAGTGGTGGCCTTGTTACCGTCAGGACCGCAGTACTGACAGACATGCCTATCACGCTCAAGAATTCCACGGAATCCGCGACCAACAGTGATCTTAGACTCCTTAATTGCCGAAGCCGAGGGGTAGATGATGATCTGGAAGTCCTTAAAGGTATCGAGTTCGTAGAAAGCCAATCGAGACCAGTTGGACAGGTTAAGGGCTTCGGCTCTCATAGTTACAAGAGCTTTAATAGCGTGGCGGCGAGTCACGGTCATCATAGGAATAAAATTCCTATCAACCGCAATGACTTGATCACTCATAGTCTTCTTTTTGTGCTTGTGCATGTTACTCTCCACAACCCATTATACTAGCTTCTTTGCTACTTTGTTCCTGCTCTTTTCTAAGTTTTGACTTAAGTAGCTTGGCCTCTGATATTCGTTGGCAGGTTTCAGGGGACCGCTTCCTTCCTGTGTGGAAGTCTACTCGTTTTTGAACTGCCTCTTTAGAGTGCTTTTTGCCAGTTCTAGACTCTGACATTTTGGCCTTAGTTTCTTCACTTAATTTTTTACCAGTTTGGGCTAGAGCGAGTTTTGCTCTCCATTCAGCAGGTTTGGGCTTCCCAAGTCTAGCCTTTGAGATATTGTTGCAGTGTTCTTCTGAGTATTTTCTTCCAGTTAAAGCTTTAGATTGCTTTTCTCTGGCCTCTAAGGAACGAATTGGGGAGGCTCTAGCTACTAAAAAAGTATTGTAAATCTCACAATCAAGAAAAACAAAATAATCCATCCAAAATTGCTCAGACTCTCGTAACTCGCTCTTTTTAGTGTATTCTAGATGGTGAAACTCGAAAAGTTCTCTGCCATAGCAGTTAAACGCTGTTTGAAGTGCATTACAATGATGTGTATTTTTAGCTAAGGACCAGAAATGCTCTGTCTCTCTGTGCCTTAGATTGTTACTTTGCCCTATGTACACGGCTCCGGTAACTTTGTTAACTATGAAATAGATACCTATCATGGAAGTCCTTTTACAAGGACTACAAAGTTGGTATTTCATAGTTAATCTCACCCTTCGAAGCCTACCCCCTTCTTACCCACCATCTTCTCAGAGTTCATGAGTTTCTTCTGCTCTCTGAGGCGTTTCATGGTGTCTTCAAAGGTGTATTCAAAGCAAGTAACCGAAACAATGATTTCTTTTAGGTGGGCGATAGCCAGATCCTTGGTCTCTTTGGCCCACATCTCAAGGGTCTCTAGAGGGACATTTGGGGCCTTAGCCTTAAGGTAGAAGAGTCTGTCCTCCAAGGAAGGGAGGCGAATGGTCACCACTTGATCGAAGCGACTAGGGCGATCCAGGAACCTGCGATCAATCTGCTCAGGGTAATTGGTGGTAGCGATGTAGACAATGTGGTCCACCGATTTCTCACCATCAAATAGACTAAGAAAATCTGCCTCTTCATAGTTCTTGATCAGGGAATCAAAGTCCTCAAGCACACACACGATCTTGCGATTGGGCTCAATGGAGCGAATCATGCGAAGGCATGAGTACCCGACATTGGGGTTTTCAAGGTAAAGCACGATTCCATCAAAATCTTCGACCAAAGTCTTGGAAAGAAGTTGGATTGTGCTAGATTTTCCGGCCCCAGGAGGTCCAACCAAGAAAAGCCCTCGCTTATGCAGGAACCCATTAGCCTCAAACACAGGCTCCAGCTTCCAAAAGCGGCTAAATTCATCCATTAGATCGGGCATTCTGCCCGATGGCAAAACCATAAGCTCGTCAGTAACCGGAGTCTCCTTAATCAGAAAAGGTTGTCCATTATTGGTGATTCCAGTAGAGTAGACTCCAGCTTCTAAGGTAGGGCGAAACTCCTGAACGGAGATTACCACACCATCCTTATCCGCCCAGCCTGAGCTAGAATCGGTGATAGTGAAAGCTGCGCCGAATTCAGCAGCGAGTCTAGGGTTCCCATCACTGATTAGGCATTGGTTAACCCTAGCAATGAGTTCCTGCTTTTCTCTATCCAGCGGCTTCCCCTTGACCCTAGGGGTTGCCTCAGGGGTAGGGGAAGAGGTGGTTGCTTGTAGCTGGGCACTTAGGTTTCTGCTCATTATTTTTCCTTTAGAAGATAGACATTATTGATTAATCA